TCCCGCCGCGAACAGGGCGCAGATCCCGGGGAAGTCCCCCAGGGCCGCGTCCATGGCCTCCGATCCCGTGGCCGGCACCACGGAGCCGAAATACACGTGGGGCATATACCGGGAAAACTCCTGCCGCAGGTAGTCCGCGAACGCCTCGTCGCGCACCTGGGCCTTTGGACACGGCGGGATGTACGCGTATTCCGCCTCCGGCGCGATCTCCATGGCGGCCCGGTGGCTCATCCACGCGTGGCTGTTCCGGGGCGCCTGGGTAAAGTCCTCCGCGCTGGCGATCCGCGCCCGCTCCCCCGTGTATCCCGCCGCGTGCCACGCCGTCACACCCAGGTATTCCCGGATGGGATCATTCTTTTTGAGCATCCGCCGCCTCCAGGGCCCGCAGGGCCATGATCGCCGCCTGATACCGGGGCACGATCCCCAGGGGATCCGTCCCGTCCGTCAGGCCCGCCGCCACCGCCCGGGCGTACTCCGCCTCCGCCCACGCCGGCACGGGCCCCGCCGTCCGCCTCTCCAGGGCGATATGTAGCATGTTCTCAAACTGTTCCTGTGTCATCTCGTCCTCCGGTTCCGCAAAGTCCACGGGGCGCAAAAACGCCTCCACCTGCCTCCGGGGCCGCGTCCTCCGATAGACGCCCCCGCCGTTATCCTGGCTCCCACTGTCCCCGGGGGACGTGTTCCCCTCGATGCACGTCACCGTATCCCCGCCATGGCTCTCCACGATCCCCGTGTGGCCGAACGTGAATATGGCGATGTCCCCGGGCTCCGGCGCCGTTTCCCGGATGACCCGCGCCGGCTCCCATTTTTCGTACCACTCCAGGAGATTGGAACAGCTCGCCGTTTTGTAGGGGAGAGGAACCCCCGCCATGGCGTACCAGTACTGCACCGCCATCATGCACCACGCCACGCCGTTCCACCCGTACCAGACGCCGTATTTCTGCCGGTTGCTGTTCGGCGGGCTCTCCGTGTACCCGATATCCGCCGCCGCCAGCGCCAGGAGCTTTTTCGCCGTCACATCTCCACCCCCTTGAGATATTTTTTTGCCAGAAGCGCCCGCAGCTCGTCGCTCGCCTTTTTTGCCGACTTAAATTCCTCCTGGGCCTGCTCCACGTCCCCGTTGGTATGTCCCCCCGTCACGGCAACGCTGGTCACATACGCCAGGTTCCCCGTGGCCAGGGACACGCGCCCCTGGACGATGGCCAGCTCCAGGTCGTCCTTCTGCCGCTCGTCCTGTCTCTGCTCCCGCTCCGCCTCCTGCTTCTTGCGCCGCTTCCGCTCCCGCTCCGACCGGATCTGTAAAATCGTCACCACCAGCAGCGTCAACGCGCTGATGACCTCCACCAAAACCGCGTCCGTCACCCGTCCACCCCCTCGGGATCGCCGGCGATACCGGCGGCTGAAAAATCGAACAAATCAGATCTCCCCTTTCTCTGTTTCTCCCCCTGGTTCTTGACATGTGATATCGTATGTGATATCATACAGTTGTCAAGAGGGTGTGAATTGTGGAACTCGAACTGAAAAAGCAACCGAGAAAGTATCTCGCCTCGGTGGATTCCGCCACAAGGCGCAAGCTCGAAAACGCCCTGGAGGGGCTCAAAGAACTCAAGGGCGACATTGTCCGTCTGAGCGGCACGAAAAACCTGTTCCGCCTCAAAATTGAGCATTACCGCGTCCTCTTTTCATACAGTGGAGGGAAAATCATCATAGTGGACGCCATCCACACCCGCACAAACATGAAGTATCGGAGGTACCAGCGATGAACGTTTCGGATTTCGAGAAGAAACTGGCGGCCCTTCCCACGGAGGAGCCCGACGAGCTTGACCGGGCCATGCTGGCGGAGGCGGAATCCATGGACGACGGCACGACCGTCCGGCTGGAGGCGTTTCGGAAGGAGCTGGAGGAATACAGCGGAAGGCTCATTCTCCGCATCCCCCGCAGCCTCCACAAATCCCTGAAGGAGGCCGCCGCCGCCGAGGGTGTCAGCCTCAATCAATATCTGGTCTATAAACTCTCCCGCTGAACGCGACGCCGCCCCGCCACGGGGCGGTTTTTTATTCCCCCTCGGGATCCGGGTACCGCTCTCGGATCTGGGCCTTGGCCGCCGCGATGAGGGCCTGAAGCGCGTCCGCCTTTCCGCTCCCCTCCGCCGCGTAATACTGCCACAGCTGGGCGGCCTGAGTGACGGTGAGCATGTCCCCGTCCCAGGGGATCCACGCCTCCGTGTCGTACGCCGCCTCCCGCCTCTCGGCGGGCGTGGGCTCCGGCGGGGACGGGGCTGTCCCGCTCCTCCACCGCGTCACCGTGGGCACGCCGTCCCGCTCCTCCACCTCCACGTCCCCGTAGGGGAAGTTCTGAAGCGCCCCCAGTGCTTCCGGCACGGCGGCCCAGCCCTCCGGGGGCGTGACCGCGCCGCTTGTCTCCTGGTTTCTGTGCGCGCCGTTTCCCAGCGCCTCAATCTGGATCATCCGCATTGCTTCCCCTCCTTATCCGAGTGCGACGTAGTTATATACCCGGCTGTCATAATTTTGCTGTACACTTTTATCCGCGCCGTACCAGCTCACGGTTTTGTCGTTCCATGTGAGCGTCACATTTCCCGGCTCGTAATTGCCGTCGATGGCAAATCCGCGGGTGGCGGGGTTTACGAACACGGACAGCTGTCCGTGTTCGTTTAGATAGCTCGTGATCGCCACCAGCTTCGGCGCGAAGCTGAACGTCAGGGTGTTGGGGTTTGTGCTCCCATACGTCCCCGTCCCCGTGTACGAACCCGTCTCGATCCGGGTTCCGCCGGCGCTCCCCAGCGCCGCCAGCAGATCCGCCAGGCTTGTCCAGTACGGCGCGCCGGAGGTTCCCTGTCGCAGCACCGAGCCCGCCGCCGCGGGAAACGCCAGCTGTGTCAGCGTCGTCGCCGCCGACGGGTAGAGGAGCCGGTTCGGCGTGAACGTCCCAAGCCCCGTCCCGCCCCGGGCCACCGGTAGCGTCCCGCTGGTGATGTTCCCCGCAGCGTGGTTGTGGCTCGTCGCCGCTTTTCCGTTTATCTGCGTCTGCACGGCGCCCGTCACACCGGAGAGATACCCCAGCTCCGTCGCCGTCACCCCCGCCGCCGCCACCTTGCCGCCGGCGTCCGACACCAGCGCCCGCGACGCCGTGAGATCCTGCCCCGTGATGCTGCTCGCCGCCCCCGTGACCGCCGATTGTTTTTCCTCCAGTGCCGCCCGGATATCCCCGTGGGCGTCCCCGTCCTCGTCATGGGCCGCCAGCGCCGCCGGCAGCCCCGCCAGCGCGTCCAGGACGGCCGCCGCCGTCGCCTCCCGGGCGCCCGCCGCTTCCGCCGTCGCCTCATCCACGGCGACGTTCCGCGCCCTGGTGAGGGGATAGTGGATCTCCCGGTTTCCGTACCGATCCTCCGTGTGGATCAGGGTGTCGTTTTCATAGGTTGCCATGTGTATCCCTCCCGTCTCATGTGTCCAGGGCCGTCCGGCGCACCGGCTGGAGCCAGATCCACGGCCCCGCGTGGGTCGGCTCCGTCTCCCCGGTGGTCAAAAGCTCCCGTTTCGCCGCCTGCAGCTCCGCCCGTGTGGCGAAGTCCCCGCCGACGGTGGCCTGGGCGATTTCCTTGTAGTATCGGGCGTTGTCCGTGTCCTCCCCCGGCCGGGTGCCGGTGCCGCCCACAGCCCAGCTTCTGGCCTCCATAGCGGCCTTGTCCGCGCTCGCGACGCTTCTGGCCGCGCTCTCGGCCCCGGCCTCCGCCTGTCTCACTGCGTCTCCCGCGCCCGTCTCCGCCTCCCGGGCCGCGTCCCTGGCCTCCCGGGCCGCGTCCCTGGCCTCCTGGGCGTCTGTGAGAATCCTCTCTGCGGTTCGGGCCGCCGTCTCCGCCCGCTGGGAATCCGTCGCGGCCGCTTCCGCCGCCGCCGTCGCCGCCTGGCCGGCGGCCTCCGCCGCGGCTTTGTGAGTTTCAGACTGGCGCAGCACCGCCTCCGCCTGGTCTTTCGCCTCCGTCGCCGCTTCCAGCGTCTCGGCGACGACCTTCCCCTGGAGCTGGGCCAGATCCATGACGGGCGCCCACGCCGTATCCTCCTCCCACTTCTGCTCCAGCGCGTTTGTCTCGTCGTTATATTGGAGCCGCGTCCCCGGCCCCCGCAGGGATCGGAGCCATTCCGCCTCGGTGCCTGTGAACCCGTGCTTGACGGCGATCCCGTACGCCGTCAGATAGTACCCGTGCCAGGCGCCGTCCCGGTGATGTGTCATAGCAATCCCTCCTCGTATGCGTCCGCCGGCCGGTATCTCTGGGCGAACCATCGCATAAACTCGCCGTAGTGGCTGTTAAAGAGCTGCATGGTGTTCTGGTACTTGTCGTATTCCCCGTTGGCAAAGTCGATCATGGCCGTCAGATACGCCCAGTACAGCTTGTCGTGGGGCGGCGCTACCAAGAGCTCCGCATCCCTGTGCGTCGCGTAGTCGTAGGTGATGATCTCCGCGGGCGCCCAGAGCAGCACCTCCGTCTGCACCAGCCCCTCGCACTCGCTGAGCCAGGCTGTCTTGGTCTCCGGGCTGAACGCGTTGGGCTTGATCCCGTCCACGTACTCGATCACCTGCCCCAGTCTCATGCTCCTTTCGCCTCCTCCCGTCGTCATATGGAAGCGGGCCGGACGCCTCCCGGGTGTCCGGCCCGCGCGCGTCAGGCGATGAGCGTCGTGCCGCCCGCGACGCCGCCCACGGCGAACGCCCGCCAGTCGTTGAATCCGGCGATGAACCGGGCGTACCCGCTCCACACGTTGGCATCGGTTCCGTCATCGATGCGGCTTTTGACCTCCAGCGCGGTGCGGTCGAGCCACACGGCGCCGCCGTACTCCGCGTTGTACTTGCTGTCCAGCATCACAAAGGGCTTTTCCCCGGCTGTGATATACTGGTTGAGATACGGCCACACGATGACGTTCCACCGCCCGAAGGTGTAGTTAAAGCCGTTGTTGGCCGTGTTGGGATCCTTGTCCGCCCCGATGGCCGCGAACACGTCCCGTTTCAGGGTGTACTCGTTGGGGATGAGGATGGTGTCCGGCGCCACGTCCAGGATCTCGTCGTTGTCCCCCCGGAAGTCCTGCATGGCCACCTCCATGGCGGCCAGGACGTCGTTGGAAAACGCGTCCGCGAACTGGTTGGACTGGGTTTTCTTCTTGAGCTTGCTGGGGTGATCCGTGGCGAACAGACACTTGCCGTCCGCCGTGCGGGTGTCAAAGCGCTTGCCGGAAAACGCCACGTCCGTGGCCTTGGCCACCGCGCCCCCCAGAAGGGCGGCGGCGAACCGCTCCCGCGTGCGGTAATAGGACGTGACGAACCCCGCGGGCTGCTTTTTCAGATCCATGAGCTTGGCGTCCTCCACAATCTCCCTGCTGAGGGAGAAGGAATTTTTCCACGTCATATGCTCCAGGAACTTATCGAATCCCTCCTGCATGCCGTCCACGGGGTACTCGCCGTTCTCCCCCACGGGCTGAAAGCCGTCCATGGCCGTCATGGTTGTGAATTTCTCACCCCAGTGCTTGCTCTTTTCCATGCTGAACAGTTCCGGGATCATGGACGTCTGCTCAAACGCCTCCCCGCGCTTTTCGATGAACATCCGAATGGGCGCCTGGGATTTGCCGAAAATGGAATCCTGCAATCCCGCCCCCTCGGTAAATGTGATATTTGCCATTTTGTCGTGTTGCCCTCCTTCACGTTGTTTTTTCTCAGCTGAAGCGCACGCGAACCGCGTCGCTCTCGCCCGTGCCGTCCATGCTCACGATCTCGGCCGCGCCGCCGGTTGTACCCAGGAGCAAAAGCCCCCCGTCGGCCACGCTGACTTTATCGCCGGGGCCCACGCCGTCCGCGGCGGCGCTCCACCGGCTCTCAAAGATCATGTCCGGCAGGACGCGCAGCACGGGGATAAGCTCCCCGTCGGCGCAGGCGGTCTCCCGCTGGCACATGCTGATGTACGCCGGTTTTGCCGTCCCGGAGGATACCGCGAGCTTGCCGGAAGCCTGCGTCAGCGCCATGCCCACCTCCGGTGTGATGGCGCCCGCGGGCAAATATTCGATGCCGGGCACCCGCCCGTCATCCGTGGAATGAACCAGAAATGCCATAGTTCCTCGTCTCCTTTCCGTCCCCACGCTTGGGGTTGTCACTGTTTCAGATATGCGCGATATGCGTTGTAGTGCCTCCGGATCTCCTCGTCCGTGGCCGTGGGATTCAGCGCCAGATATTCCTCCCGGACGTCCGCCGGCACAGGCGCGGCGCCCGTACCCCGGCTCACGGTCTGGCTCAGATGCCGCTTGCCCTGGGCCGCGTTTTTCGCCGCCTGCTCTCCGGCCGCCGCCGACGCCCGGGAGAGTCGGTCAAAATTCGCCAGCTTATACGCGTCCGTCAGGCTGTTTCCCTTCTTCACCAGTTCCATGAACCTGGGGTATGTGTCCAGCTTCCTCAGATCCCCCGCTTCCCGGATCGCGGGATCCAGGGTGGAGATCTCCCGCAGCTGCTCGTCGAACATCCGGCGGGCCTGCTGCTCCCGCGCCTGTCGCGCGGCCGTCTCCGCCGCCCGCTGCGCCTCCTTGGCGGCCCGCACCTCCGGAAGCGTCTCCACGAACGCGTCCCACTCCGCGTCTGACATGCCGCTCTTTTTCAGGACGCGGGCTTTTTGCTCCGCCTCAGAGCGCTCCTTGTACTCGTCGTACTCCGCCTTTGTGGTGATGGGCCGCTTGGTATAGGGATTGGTCAGTCCGCTGTTTCGAAACGCCTCGTCGATGGTGCGCTGTGCTTCCGCCCGCGCGTCCTCTTTGGCCCTCCGGATGGCCGCGTCCCGCTCGGCCTCCGCCTTGCGCCTGGCCGCCGCGTACCGCGCCCGCTCCTCCGGGGCCTGCGCGGTCGTCTCCTCCGAAGAGGCCGCCGCGCCGGGATCCTCTCCGGCCGACTCTCCATTTGTCACATCCTCTTGGGCGGGTTCGGCGACTTCCCGCTCGTTTTCGCCTCGCGGCGCTTCCACCTCGGCCGCAGGTTCGGCGACCTCCTGCTCGTTTCCGCCTTCGTCGACGCCGAATACCGCGCCGTAATCAATGGTGTCCTCCATGTCCCGCTGCTCCTTTCGGATTTTTACGCTGTTCCTGCGAAATTGTGGAAATCAGTCGTCATTTCGACGCCCCGCCGCCGCGCAGGTCGTCGCCGGTTCTGACGGTGCCGCCGCCCTTCTTGGCGCCGCCCGCCAGGGGCGCCTTGACCTTCTGCGCGCCGCTGTTCTGAATCCTCCCGGCGTATCCTTTCTTGTCAGCCATTTTCTCACCTCCTCTCCGTCGTCGCCGTGGACTGCATATTCTTCGCTTCCGCGTGTACGCGAAAGCGAATCCATTCCGTCACGGCTCCTCTCCGGATCGAACCCGCTCCGCTGG